ATTTTGAGGGTTTCGACAAATTCGGCAAGTTGCTCGGAAACCTTGTCTTTCAAATCATCGGTGGCAAGAGCCGCCGCACCCATACCGGCCCCCAATGTTCCGAGGGCAACCACCCAATTTTTTGTGATGATCTTGATCGCGGTTAATGCGATTTGAGAGGTGACAATCGCTCGAGTAAATTTAACAATTTGATTCCCGACCGCGAGAATCTTTTTGATCACCAAAACCCCGAAAACAATGTCGAGGATATTTCCGATTTCCTCGAGGTTTAAGAAAACCAAATCAAGAGCGCCAACAAAGACCAAAAGACCCTTTGTCATTTTATCCGAAATCATTTCCGCGAGGGCATCATTGCCATCGATGAAATCACTCAACTTTCGGATCGAACTCGCCAAAGCCGCGCCAAATCCGGATTCACCGATCGCAAACATAAAAGAATCAACATTGTCTCGCAAATTGGTGATTGCACCGCCGAGGGTGGCCGCTTGACGCGCTGCGCCCCCTGCAAACGCAACATCGGAAATCTCTGTCAACGCCTGGACGATTGCCGCCGAGTCATTGTCCACAACCTTTGTGATGTCGCCCATTTTGAGGGTGATTTTATCGCCCTCTTTCGATGCCTTGATTCCGAACTCTTTGAGCCTCTCAAACTCGCCAACAGAGGCATCCGCCACCGCCTCGGCGAATTGCATGATTGATTTCGATGTGCCACCCGCAATATCCGCGAACGATCCGAGTTGAGCCTCGGTTGGTTTAATACCTTGAGCCACCAAAATATTGAAAGAGCCGACAACCTCTTGCAATGAGAATGGTGTTTGTTTTGCAAAATCTTGCAAAATCTTGAATGCGGTGTCGGCATTTTCAACCGATCCGGTGAAAGTAACGAGCGAGGCTTGAAGGCTTTGAAACTGTTTGTTGACCTCAACCAAATCCCGAATGAACACACCGGCAAAAACTGCGCCCAATGCCCCCGCGACTTTCGCAACATTTACGAAAGCCGTGTTGACCGTGTTTAGATTTGATTTAAGAGTTCGAAACGCGCGTTGCGTTTCATCTCTAGCGGTTAATCGGGTTTCGAGCCTTTGAGTTGCCATTCTTTTTCATCGCCTGTTTTTGTCGATCGGATTGAATTTGCACATAAACCGACCATTCAATAAACTCATCAACAGACATTTCGGTTTCAATTTGTTCAACCGTCTTGCCCAACTTTTCAGCGAGAAAAAATAAAAACTGACGTTCCTCGCTCTTTCTTAGTTTTTTTCCAAATCCTCGGCCATCGACCCCATAATTTGATTTGCGATCCGCGCAAGAACTTGAGCATCAACGCCATTCCTCAATGATGATTTATCACTGATTTGGAAAATCTTTTCACCCTCTGAATTGAGAGCCTTGATCACAAGAACCTCGGCAAGTGCATCCGCTTCGGATTGATTTTTCACCGCGAATTGCAACTTGCCTTGGTCTTGCAATGTAAATGGTCGAGTGTAGAAAACGAAAGGATTCCCATCATCATCCGCCCATTCCGGAACCACAATTTCCTTGATGGGTTGGTTTTGATAATGAGCCTTTGCGCGATCGATCACGCTCATCCCATTTGATTTTGAATTAGCCGCCATAATTCTTTTCCCTTATGAAACTGTTGATTCGGTCAACGCTCCGGTGCCTTGGAATGTGATCGATGCCTCAACCAAGCCATCAAATGATGCGGTGATTGTCCGGCCAGTGACCAAAACCGTTCCGCTCAACTTATGATCGCCGGATGTGTTGCCTTCCATCTGAATATTCAGAGTTGCGCTTGTGCCAACCGTCAACGCGCCCTGGCCGCTTGTGTCGGTGTCATCAAAGAAAACATCTGCCGAACCACTGAAAGATTTCAATGATGTCTTATATGTTCTCGAGGTGTCACCCATCGACGTATCTTCTAGGGTGTCCATTGTTTCATCGATGGAATATGAACGAACTTCGGCAACCTGGTCAGTTCCGACCAAGATCACCCCATCACTACCGCTAAATGTAGCCATTTTTTAATCCTCACTTTCAAGGGTTTTGGGTTTTGCGGTTTTCACCGCCTTCGATTTGGATGAGGGTGATGCCTTCCATCCTTTAGCCTCAAAAGAGGCTAAATCTTCTGCGTTTATCTCGATCGGCGATCCGCCGCTCGGTGGATAAACTTCTATTCTCTTTGCCATTTTTACGCCCTTTCCTTAATAGACCGTTTCTGCATCGGCTTCTGTTGTAGAATACAGGATTTCGAAAATAAATCGACCCACAACAACAGGTTTCTCGCCTTCACCCGCAAAATCGGCCTCGAACGAAATAAGGCGAGTATCTTTTGCATATCCGCCCCGAGTTCGATCGGTTGCCATTGCCGCCTCGATTTCCGCCGCGCTCGCGTCCAAAATATCATCCGCCGTTGCGCTTTCAACATAAACCTCAACTGACACCTCGAGCGAGCGAATAAGACCTCTCGGCGGCTTAATCGTTTGAGCCTCAATCGTTTCGCTCGAGGTGTAGACACAAAGACCAGGCATCCTGGCGCTTTGTATTGGATAAACCCTCGATGCGAAAACATTCGTGCCGGTGGTTGTGAGGCCGGTGAGAGTTGTTTCGATATTATCTCGAATGGATTTGCGAACGTGCGCCATCTAGTTTTTCTCCAATGCGAGAACCGTCATTCCGGTGCCATCATGATCCACTACGCGGATCGTGTAGGCGGTGGAATTAACATTCAAGGCGTCACCGTCCACGGCGCTCGAAACGTCACTTGTGCGGCATAAAAATCGGGGTTGTCGAACGGCCATCGGAATATTGCCACCCGCATCAACCTCAACGATGTCATTGTCGAAAATACCGTTGACGGTTGAGGCCGATCCGCCGTTTGGCGTATAAGTTGCCGCAACCCCGAAATCATCGACATCGACAAAAACCGCCAGATCATCAAGAGATTCAACCGCCATTTAAAAACCTATTTCTTGCGAGTCGTTGTTTTCGGTGTGCTTGATTTTTCCAAACCAACCGAACGATCGCTTTTCTTTTCTTTTTCGGCGAAAGGCTTTGCCTTGCCGGTGGTCATCAAAAACGATGCCAAAGTTGCATCAACCTCGATCACCGAACCGGCATCCTTTGCCTGGCCCTCGATGATGGTTCCGCGAATGAGTTCGAGTTTCATCAATTAAAATCCTTATAAGAGAGAGCGGGGTTGCCCCCGCCCTCGGTTTTCTTATGTGGTGATGTCGAGGATCGCCGCGAATGATTCCGCATGACGAACCGCCACATCAACATCCTGGAACATTGCAATCCGTGTCGCACCGGTTGATGAGCCTGTGTAAGGATCGACCAGAACATCCAGACCGCCGAACATCCCGATCATCAGATCGGCAAAGTTCCCAAAGATCATCGCCGAGCAAACGCCTGATGATGTGCCTTTGGTCAAATCGCCTGGAACCAGTGTCGATGATGCGACACCATATCCGAGGATTGAGTTGCTATCATTTAGGATAAAGTTGCCCTCAACGCCTGACGCTTGACGCGGAATTGTACGCATCGCCGAAACCACTTTCGGGTTTGTCAAGAATGACAAGCTGCCGCCTAATGCGTTGTCGATCGCAACCTCTTTTTCGAGATCGGCGATTTTCGCATAAGTGACCGCGCCACCGTTTGTTCCGATCGCAACAGAACCGATTCCTGATGTACCGGTGATGCCGGTTGGCTCATTAGAACCACCGCCCTCGATTGCCACATCATCGATCTTGGCCGCGAATTGACGCAACATATCATCACGAATGATTTGCTCAACTGATGGGTCTGATTGCATCATCAACTTGCGAGACAAATCAACATATTGAGCAACCGTTTTCGGTGCCATTGTGATTTGGCGGAAAGTTGGTGCGCCTTCTGAACCAGGTGCCGCATTCTCGGCAACAAATCCAACCGCTGTTTTTGCATTCAACGCCGGAATTGCAACATCACCGCTCAAACCGCTCATCATGCGAGCGCCAAGATCGGCTGTGACAAGATTGGCGCGGAGTGCGTCAACAAATTCACCACCGAGATGATCGGTCGGCTTCAAGAATCCACCGGCTGTATCGGTGCCAACAGTGAGATCGCGCTTGAAAATGTCGCTTGGAACATAGAAGCCGCGAGCCTCTTTGCCGGTGCGCTTGGCGATTTCATCAGAAACCTCACGCTCGAAACCGGTGATTTCACGACCTGTTGCCGCTGTCCGGAATGCTCTCATCAGAGAGTATGATTGACGCTCTTGAACATTCATCTCAAGATTGTCTGGCGTTGCGATTGGCTCATCGGCTGATGCAACTGCTAACATTCCGCGAAATTGTGCGACTGAAAGACCATTTTTGATCGCTTCGTTCGCCATGTCGCGCTTGTTTTTAGATGCGCCAAGTTCCAAGATTTCATTGACAGTTTTGGCATATGCTTCACGCGCGTTTGCCTCAACTGATTGGATGTCTACTTCTGACATTTCAGTTTCCTTTCTTTCCGCTTTCGCGGGTTCAAGTTGGGGTTGTTCGATTTCGGCATTGCGATTCGTGCCAACAGAGTCATCCGCCGGAATTGAAACAATGCTTGCCTCGAGAGGTGTCCACGCGCGAACCCGATAGGTGTTCCCACCCTCGGCCTTTTCATCGCGTTCCATTTGTCCGATCCGGTATCCAATGCTTACATTGTTGCGAATACCATCACGAACATCATCGTAAACCTCGGAACCAAGTTGGCCTTTGCTGAACCGAACTGTCGCGCGGAGTCGCCGCGCCGAGGAATCTAGGTTTACAGATTCGATGACCCCGATTTGACGCTCGGGATCGTGATCGAGCAACAATGGTGCGTTGCCCGAATTTAAGAATGAAAGATCGATCGCTCGATTGTTATGATCTAAGATTTCAACGCCAAAAGACCGCTCGACCGGTTTCTCGCTTGAGATCGAAATGGAAACGCGCCGATCGTTTTCGCCATCAACCTCGGCATCCATGCCCATCGCTCGATGCAATGTTTCGACCGGTGCCTTGCGTTCCTCATCATCGGGTTTGTATCCGTTTTCAACGTCAACCTCGACATCGGTCTCAACCATATCTGATTTACCAAATTCGATGATATAGGAATCATCGGTTTCACTCACGTTTTTGATGTGCCGTTGTTCATCCATTTTTCGTTCCTCATCTTGACCCTTTGTTGATTCCGGATGCCCTTCCGGTAAAAGATCGGTGTCGTGCTTGCCGCCTTGAAATCTTCCGTTTCTCAAACAGAATAGCAGAGAATTGACTCTGGCAAAAGCCCATTGCTCCGGTGATGACACACCAGGCCGAACCGAGCCTGGATTTGTCTTATATGCGCCGATGCCTCTTAAAAAGGATTCGGCCAACATCCCAAGCGTTGCTCGCTTGGTTGGATCGTCACCATATTCCTCATTGTGTTCCGCAACTTTATTCTCGAGGCTCTTTCTCGCCGTGTCGGTCAAATCCTCGATCGCCCGATCTTTCTTGCCCTCGAGCTTTTTCGTCAACTCGAGAATCACATCTTTCATCCCCTGTTCACCGAGGTTGCCAATCACGCCCCATTTTATTTGGGCAACAACCCCGCCAACATTCGAGAGGTTTGGCTCGAGATCACCATCGGCGAATTGCTCACCATCGCCAAAATGACGCGCCGCCCATGCCTCTCGCTCTTTGATCCAACTCAAGACGCCCTCGGTTTCGGAACCATCACGCGCTCGGCCCCATAGGGTGAAAGCCTCATTGCCGCGAATATTCCCACCGGCTCCCCATATGTCGGGGTTAAATTCTTTGATGTTCTCGGCGAAATCCCGATCGAATTGAGGATAATTCGAATTTCTCAAAGAGATTTTGAGATCATCGCCTTTTTTCGGAAAATCAGTCGCCATCGGTGTTTTCCTCATCCTCGATCGGTTGCGCCGTGAATTTCATCGGCCCATATCCAGATTGACCGCCGCCGAACGGTTGGAATGCAAGATCAATACCGCGCTCGCTCGCCATTTGTTTCTCGAGAACGATTTGATCCA